GACATTGAAGCATTGGAAACGGTGCTGAAGGTCTCACACGAAAAGCCCCAGCAATGACAGCAAATATGACAACGAAAGTAGTGGGAGGCAAAGAAGCCATTCTTGCTCTTCGTCGCATTGACCCTGAGTTGCGTAAACAGTTCACCCGTGACGTGAAAGAAATTGCTAAGCCTGCTACGGACGCTGTCAAGGTTGCCTACAAGACTGTGCCTTTGTCGGGTATGGAACGCAACTGGTCACAGAAGGGTCGCAAGATATTCCCGTTTACTGTGGCTGGCGCTCGTCGTGGTGTAAACGTCAAAATTGACACACGCAGAACTAGCGAGAATGTCATTTTGATTGAGCAACGCAATGTGGCAGCAGCTGTGTTTGAAACCGCAGGCCGTAAAAACGACTCCGCACTGGCTGACCGTTTAGGCACAGTCCGCCCCGGTCGCACTCGTCTCATTGGCCCTGTTGTTTACTCGCGTAAGTACCTCATTGAGAAGGAACTGCAGCGGGTCATTGTTCGTGCCGTCGCCTTAGTAGAGAAGAAGCTGTAATGAGTCTGTCAATCCCCATCGTTTCCCAGTTTGACGGCAAAGGCATCAAGAAAGCCATTGAGGGTTTTAAGCAGTTAGAAACCCGTGGGCAAAAGGCTGCGTTTATTCTTAAGAAGGCTGGTCAGGCTGCTGCGCTTGGTTTTGCAGCGGTTGGTGTCGCGGCTGCCATTGGCGCTAAATCCTTGTGGAACTTTGCCCAGATGGCTCGCGCGGATCAACTAGCGCAGGTTCAACTTGCTGGCACTTTGAAATCAACGACCAAGGCAACCGATGCACAAATTGCAGCCGTTGAGGATTACATCGACGTGACTGCCCGTGCTACGGGTGTCGCGGATGACGATCTCCGTCCGGGTCTTAATCGGTTGCTCAGGTCTACGAAGGATGTCACCAAGGCTCAGAAGCTGTTGTCGCTGGCGCTTGATATCAGCGGGCGAACTGGCAAGCCGTTGGAGGCTGTGGTTAACGGTTTGGCTCGTGCGAGCGACGGTCAGAATTCGGCTCTTGGTCGTTTGGGTCTTGGTTACAGCAAGGCAGAGCTGAAGGCTAAAAAGTTCAGCACTATTCAGGATGAGTTAACAGCGAAATTCGCTGGCGGTGCTAACGAAAAGGCTGCAACCTTTGAGGGCACAATGGCTCGTCTGTCCATCACGTTGGACGAACTGAAAGAGTCTCTCGGTCTCTACATTCTGCCTTACATCCAAACCCTCGCCGAGTCTGCCATAAAGGTTGCTGACGCTTTCGGCAAGAAGGGTTTCGCTGGCGGTGTTGAGGAACTGAAGTTCCAGCTGCAGTTTCTGTTGTACGACACAGACGGAAACCTCAACGCAATCGGTAGACAAATCAACGCTTTGCTTGGAGCGTTTAACAGCATTGCTCGAATTAAGAACTTGTACAACTTTGCAACCTTCCAACCCCTTGGTGAACTCATTGCCACAGGTAGCACAGACTTTTCTTTCAGTAAAGGAACGCGACAAGGGTTTGCCGAAACTACCGACATGACCTTGCGGTCTCAGCGCCAACGTGGAGTCACGGCCACACAAGGTCTGGGAGCCAGCACCTATGCAGCTCGTAACCCGGGAAGCATCATCGTGCAGGTTTCCCCTGTCACTGATCCGAAGGCTGTGGCTGGCGAGATTCGACGTATTCTTCGTGACGGTGCTCGTAGTGACGGCGGTTATGGCATCCGTGGCGGTGCAGGTCGCTGATGCCGTTTCCCGTCGCCACTGTTGAAATCGCTTTTGACGACGGCCCTTATGCCGCCACCCCAACGTGGACGAACGTCACTTCGTATGTTCGTGAGATGTCAACTGACCGTGGACGTTCAGACGATTGGGACACCTTCTCAGGTAACGCCATAGTTGTGTTGAGCAACCGAGACCGACGCTTTGACCCGTTCAACACTTCAGGCCCTTACTACGGCAAACTTTTACCGCGTCGTCAGATTCAAATCTCAGCGGTTCATGCGGGAGTCACCTATCGAGTGTTCCGTGGCTTTATTCAGGGATGGCCTCCAGCGTGGACAGACGCAGGACAAGACTCAACCGTCACCCTGTCTTGCATGGATGCCTTAGGTTTCCTTGCCTCTGAGACGCTCCCTGCGGACTGGAGCCGTGACTACATCCTTTCGACGTCTCCACGCCACTATTACCCCTGTGACGAGCCTGTAGGGCCGTACACGCTAAACCAGTCCCTGAAGGATTACGGATCAGAACCGTTAAACATGGCGACAACTGCAGCTGCGTCAAGTGGTGGTCAACTTGCTGTGGGGCTGGTTAATAGTTCAGTGACTGGCACAGGCTCCGACGCTGCACTGTCAGCGCAGGGCGGAACGAACAGCAGTCCCGGTAGTTTCTCGGTTTCGTGTTGGGCTATCCCTGACTCATCGGGGAGCATTTCACAATTTTTGTACGGCAGTATCTACAACCATTTTTGGTACATGAGCTACGACAACAGCACAGGCAAGTTCGTTGTGGAGGTGACCGAGCCGTCGTTCGGTAACTCAAAGGTCGCCAGCACTAACTCATCAGGTTTTGACTCGGGCGCTGCTCGCATGCTGTCCTTCGACTGGAACAGCGCAGCGCGCACCATCACGCTTTACATCGACGGCATCCTTATTGCCACTACAACTGTAAACAACGCTGGCATTTACATTGCCCTTCCTGAGGCTGTAAACATCGGAACAGGATCTGTGCAGCAAGTTATCGTGTGGAGCACTGGCATTGCCCAAGCAATCTTCCAAGAGATTTACAAGTACTCCACGGTTGCACTGGCTGAGACCACAGCTGCACGATTCACGCGCCTTATCGGTCAAACCCCGTTTCCTGCGTCTTTAACGAGTGGGCCGTCTGCGCCTGCGTCGGGTGTTCTTGACATCACTGACGACGCTCCCCGTGTTACGAGTGAGCTGCAGAAGGTTGCAGACTCCGAGTACGCACCGCTCTTTGTTGACCGTACTGGTGTGGTGACGTTGTACAACCAAAACCAAATCCGCACACAGACAAGGTCGGTTGTTTCGCAGGGCACGTACGGCGCTGGCGGTATCGCTATCGGGCCTGAGGTGACGTTGTCTTATGACGGCGACTCGATGCGTAACGAGGCGAATATCAGCATGTCGGGCGGTGGTGTTTACATTGGGCGCAACACGACAAGCGTTAACACGTTCGGCGCCGCTGAGGAGTCTCTTGATACGCAGGTTTCTACGCTGGCTGACGCTGTTGATGTGAGCAACATCATCACGCAGTGGGGCGGTCAGGTTTACCCAAAGGCTGATCCGTTTGAGGTTGTCCTGTCGCCCACGTCGAGTTGGGCTAACACGCTTGACCGTGAACTGAATGACCGCATCACGCTTGTGGTTCAACCTCCGACGGGCAACGCCATCACAACACCGATGCTTATTTCTCGCATTAGCCATACGGTGACTCCGGGTGAGTGGCGCACAACCTTTGAGGGTTCGGCGCGTTGGGCTGCGGTTTTCATTCTCAATAGTTCTCGTCTTAACGGGACTGACCTTTTAGGATAACAATATGACTTTCCCTGTTTTTGCTAGTGGTGACGTGCTTAATGCGTCGGACATGAATGGTGTGGGCTCGTGGCTGGTTGCCTCAGGTAGCAACAGCAACACAACCTCGCTCGTGATTGACAACTGCTTCAGTGCTGACTATGCCCACTACCGCATCGTGTTTACAGCGACAGGTGGCGCAGCTGGTACCGCAGACGCTTTTGTGCAGTTCCGTGTCGGGTCAACCCCAACCGCTACAAACTACTTCTACAACACAATCTTCAGCAGTAACACGGCAGGGCCATCTCGAGCGTATTTAGCAACGCAGACCTCAGGTCAAATAGGCAACTTTGGCTTGGAGCGTTCCACCATTGTTTGTGACGTGTTCAACCCTCAAGTCGCAGCGACCACTAACTGGGTGACGCAGTGGCAGGGATGGGGATCCACAGCAAACTTCGTGGGCACCACACAGGGTTATCAAACCTCAAGCAATCAGCACACAGGCTTTCAAATTACTTGCTCTAGCGCCTTTACAGGTACGGCTCGTGTTTACGGATACAGGAACTAATCATGGCAAATCCCGACATCACCATTTATGACGCTTTGACTGGCGTGACCGAAACGCGTGAAATGACCGACGAAGAATACTCAAACCATCTGGAGGCAACTAGTGCGACGCCTTGTGCTGACGCTGACACTGGCACTGACGCTGAGTAGTTGCGCTGACCGCACACGCGAAAACTGCGAAACCACAAAAGCCGACGGACTCCTAGAAAGACGATGCCCATGAACCCCGAAAAACGCCTCAGCAACGAAGAAATCAAAGCCCGCCTCATCCTCATCGTAGGCATCGCGCTCTCGTTCTCATTCGTGGCAGCAATCGTCTCGCTCATCTACGGTCTGCTATTCGTCGTACAACCACTCGAACAAGCCCCCAACGACGCAGAAGCATGGGCAGTCCTCTCCCCAATGCTCATGACCCTCGCAGGTGGACTCATCGGGCTACTCGCAGGCAACGGCCTCAAAGACAAACCGAAAGACCCACCACAACCATGATTAGCACCAGCATCACAGTCGGAACCACGCCCACCCTGCTAGTCGCAGGAGCAACAGGGTTCCGCACCATCTGGCTCCACGTAGAAGGCAACGACCCTGTTTACATCGGCGGAGCAAACGTCACCACCGCCACCGGCACACCAACCGAAAAACACACCAGCCCCATACCCGTCACGCTCCGCACAGGCGACTCGCTCTACGGAATCGCCGCTATGGGCACGATTGACATGAGAGTTTTGACAGGTCAGTAATGCCCCGTAAATACCCTTACTACCCAGCGTGGGACGGCAAAGCCACAGACCCCGTCACGAAGAAGTTCTACGACCTCTGCAAACGCCGATGGGGTTTCACCAACTTAGGCATGTATGCGAACCGTGCTATGCGAGGCTCCAAGAACCTCTCCGTCCATGCGACAGGGTACGCCGTTGACATGGGCTACCCAGCGACCCGTGCAGGACGCGCAGCTGCTCGACAGGCGTGGGACTGGTTCATGCTGTACAGCGAAGAGCTGCGGATCTGCGAGATCCACGACTACTCGTATCTCAACCCGAAGCAAGACCCCAGCGACAAGACCGCATGGGGCAGGGGCTATCGCTGTTCCCGTGGCGAAGGTGAGAAAGGCGTAAAGGTGTTTACGAAGACCGACAACGCAGGCACACCCGGCGGTGCATGGCTCCATGTCGAAGTGTCAAACGATTGGGAATCACCCGAGGCTTTCGAAGCTGCATGGAGAGCGCTCCCTAAGCCATAGAACGTGGCTGGCGCTTGGTTTCGTCAGTCACTAGGAGGGGCTAGGTAGTTCTCCATTGCGCCTAGCCTCTCCGCCCCCCTCAAATGCTCGCCTTGTGTT